GCAGTCTGTTGTCTGACGGCCTGTAATACGGCTTCCAGCCGTTTCTGGGTAGTAGTAAGTATCCCAAGCATAAGGAAATACCAAGGTAGAAATCTGTGTAGACAAGTCAATACGGGTAGTTCCAGGAGAGCCATCTACGTTAGTAGCGCACCATACAAACTTGTCACGGGCAGCAAAGTCATAGACTGGCTGGTCTGTTTCAAATAGTAATGGACCATAGGCAAGTGAGCCATCATCTGATACTGCTGCTACTCGAACACCTTTGTCGGTACCAATGAGCATATAGCCTAGGTAGTAAAGAATCCTGAAGATACGCTCACCGCTAGGCATCTCTGCTGCAGTGATAGCACTTGTCAAGGTAGGCATTGTTCCGTTAGATGCCAAGGTAAACTTCTGAATGTTGGACTGAGATCCGCTATAGCCAGTCACATAGATAGCAGCACCGCTTGATGTAATGCTGGTGTAAGTAAAGTCATCTACTGGGTGGGTATAGACAGCAGTAGGTAAAGCAGTTGCAGTTGTAGATACTTCAAATACTTTGTTGTTGATAATAGTAACGATACGTTCTTTGGTGAACTCCATTACTGCGTTAGTGACCACAATAGATGTGGTCTTGAACATTTCTGTGGGCGATACTGTTGCATCATCAGTTAGCAACTTCTTATACATAGCAGTCTTATCGGTACCGCTATCGTCAATGAGTGCTATCCAGTAGGCATAGACTCCATCATCGCAATAGGCATAAATCTTGTAGGCACCAGATGCGGCATAGTCTTGGAAGTGGGTTACATTGCTGGTCACAGTTCCAGTTGCAGCAGCAGGTGAGATATCTGCATTGGTCTTGGCATAGGACAAGGTGGTGCTGGTTACTGCGGTAATGGTGTAATCACCATTGAAGGTAGCATCTACGCCAGCGACAGTGATAAGCATACCTACCGCTAGGCCGTGAGCAGCGCTGGTTGTCAGCGTAGCCACGTTAGAAGTCAAAGACTTGTTTGTGACAGTTGCAGTAATGGTTGGATAAACCTTGTCAATGTCATATCCATCAAGCATTAGACAGCCGTTATAGGAGTTGTTGCTCTTAGTCCACTTGATAGAACGAAGGAACTGTCCTGGTCTATCGTTAGATTGGATAGCAGTTTCTGTGACGTGGGTAGGTGAGGCATCATAGATAAGGCTGACTTGACCCTTAGTCCAGACATCTAGACCTTTAGACTCTGTGTATTGGAAGCGTAATGATTCATCTTGAGCAGGCTCAAAGTATTTGATTCCTTGTCCAAGGTGAAATGATGACTGACTTCTAAACCACCAGCCAGTAAGCGACTGTTCACCAGCCTCACGAGTTTGGTCATACTGTTGCTTACGATACTGAGCAGTAACGCGACGATACGGTGAATCATCAGATGACATCAAGAAGTAGGGTTGCCCATTGATTGCTACGTCATACGCCTCATTGGTTGAGTTATATTGGTTAGCGCTCTGTGGGTTAGACAGTGGGTACGGTATCGGATCTGTTATGTCACTGCCGTATGGGGCCACGTACTGCTCCTTTATTCGATAAGATTTACCAGCGTTCTAGTTCTGCCAGAGGCTAGTTGCGTATAAACTTGGGTTGTAGCCACACTTGAGTGGCGCATCAAATCTCGTACTGCCAGTAAATCCCCACCAGATTTCTCAAGCATATTGGTGGCAAAGTAATGGCGACAGGCGTGAAAGGTTTTCTTTGGGATACCTAGACGCTTCATCTCATTGGAAGTCTTTTTAGATAGACGGTTAGGTGTTACATTCCAGAGCCTTTGGCTCGTGTTGTACTTCAAGATAGTATCTGCTACCACCTGAGCCACAGGCACAGATAGGTCTGTACCGCCTTTACCAGCGATTCTAAGGACGTATCCGTCGTCTTGCTTCTCTAGGTCTACCCCACGCAGGTTAGCCACTTCCATAGCCCTCAGACCTGCACAGCAGCCTATGATGAACCAGTCTCTCATCGGCTGTCTAGCCTCAGTCATTAGCATCTTAGCCTCAGACGGAGTAATGGGGTGAGGTAGCCCTCTGCCCTTACGGACATTAGGCAAGTCCTCAATAACCCTGTTATCTATCAACTTCATCTTGTTCAAAGCCTTGAACATAGAACGTAAACGGGCAGCATAGGTACCCTTGGTAGAGGATGCCTTGACTCCCATAATCGTCTTCTGTAAATCTTCTACAGTAGCCAACTGCGGGTGGACTCCCATTCTTACGAGCAGGTTCCAGTCGTTGCGAAACATAGCCATTGAGTACCCTTGGGTCTCATAGCGATCCCGCAGTTTGGCCTCGATTACGTCCATAGGTATTAGATCCATAGACGTATCTTATCACTTACCTACGAGATTGTGCCGTTTTCTTCTGCATCTGGGTTTTCTAGCCAGCGCAGATAGCGTTGATAGTCTGAGTTAGCAGGGTCAGCAGGAATCCAAGAGGTAGTCCCATCTTGATTCTCGCGCTTGATAATTTCAGCGCCGTCTTTTTCTATTAGTTCATACATATTACAACTCCGCGCTTATGTCTATTGTGGCTGTTGTTGAATCAACAAATCGTAAATTTGCTGGAACATTGGCAGTATAACCGCTTCCAGTTGTATCTATTCTGACAAACTTTTTACTCGGTCTGGCACTACTAATCCCAGTCGCAGCCGCCGTATTAACCTGAAAACCTGAAGCGGCTGAAAATGTAAAAGTTGGAGTAACTCTTTTCTCTGCGAATGCCAATGGGAAAAGACCGCTCGTCGTTGTATCTGTAAATCCAATCGCGATAGCCGAACCAGTCGCACCGCCGTCATTGGCGAATCTTTCAAAATACCTTTGGCAAGCGGCTAACTCGCCTTGAAGTGTGCCAGTTGCGGTTTGAAACGCGGTGGCTACTGACCCAGCCTCTACTTGGACGCCCCATACTTGTATTGTTGTCGTTTGTATGCCAATAGAATTTGTATATGCGTTGAAATTACTTCCTGCGGAAGTGACTAAAAGTGCCCACAAAGCATCATCGTTATTTGTTCCTAAAGTTTTACCACTTATGGAAGGAATTGCTATAGTAAGCGAATAACGCGCCCAAGATGTTGATAGGGTAACTTTGTCACCATTGACAAATACGCCAGCGCTAGGGCTGCCTCCAGTTCCAAAATCTTGATAAAAATATGCTGCCAAACTTGGCGTTCCGCTTGTTGCTTTTGCCCAAAAAGAAATTGTAATTGTTTGATTGGCAAAAGTTCTCACACTTTCAATTATTTGTGCCACTCGTGTATTATCACTAGCGGCAGATTGCCCAGTTGAATTAATTTGTAAATAGTTTTTTCCTTCATATCCTGAAACTGGAGCAGTTCCAAGAGTGAAAGTTTGTGCGCTAAATGTTGAAGTGCCACCACTATTTATCGTTCTCCATCTATCAAACATATAAGTAGAACTTGTCGTGGTGCTTGAAAAAGCCCGCTGATTGATTGTAAAATCACCATTGATAATCTTATTCTTGCCAGCCGCAAAATCACCTTGCCATCTCAATCCTGTGCTAGCGGCAGAATCCGCGACAAGAGTGTCGCCGTCGGATCCGACAGCCACCCTTGCCTGTGTGGTGGAATAACCAAAAAGGTCACCCTTTGCTGTAAGCGGCGAGTTCGCCGTTGTAGGTACTCTACCTGTAGCCAATTTAGTTTCCTCCTGTTGGTGGGTTTGGAAATACAATATCAGCAGGGTTTGTAACTGTGCTTGGCAAGTCACGCAATACTTGGCGATATTGTGCCCAAGCAGTTTTATCCCACGGTGCATCTTCAATCATTCGCCAGTCAGATGCCTTCAGAAGGTTATCGCGGTGAATACGAATACGCTCCCAGCGCCATTCATCAGGAATACCTTCTTCAAAAACTTTCTCTAAATATGACATCTTTAAGCCTTTCTGTACCATACATAGAATTGAAATTCATCGCCCGATGCTGGCGCAACAGGAGTGCTAGCATTTATATTATCCCAGCCATTAACATATGTTCCATCTGCCTTCCAAACGTTAAAACCTAAAGTGCTTGTGCTCGGCCCAGAAAGAACCATTTGATATATCACACCAGATGAAGCGTCATAAAAATAACCGCTTGAACTGTTCGCATAAGTCGCTGTAGCGGTAATTCCAGAATTAAAAGGTAAACCAATTCTCATAGCACCCGTAACGCTTGAAGTTGAACCCAACAGAATTCGTCCATAATAAAAGACAGTATCGCCACTACTAATATAATAAGTAGTCATTGTTCCGTTGCCCAAAGTCCAGTTAGTAGTTGCTGGTGTGTAACTGGTAGCACTTGGTAATCCACCAGCAGCCCATTTTAATCCTGTTGTTTCACCACTCGCGGCAGTAAGAACATAATCGTTTGTACCAACCGCTAACCTAGCAACCGTATCCGCAGCAGTTGCTACGATTAGGTCACCCTTTGCGTCAACAATAGTCGGTTGGATTCCGCCCTCTACTGAGGGTATTCTTCCAATGGTCATATTATGCAATCTCCGATCCGAAAGCGGCGAAGGACATAGTTGCGGTGGATGCGTATACGGTGACAACATCTGTTGCACCAAGGGTGATACCAAGTGTCAAGGTATCTGAAGCATTTCCTGGTAGCGATACATCGTAGGCAACATACTGGTTTGCAGCCAAGGCTGCACCAGCAACGCGTACTGCGATGCGATAGGTAGCAGCGGTTGCTGCTTGGTTACATACCGTGATCGTAGAGACGATTGTCTGTGTAGCAGCAGGTGTTGTGTAGAGCGTTGTTGCAGTTGTTGCACTTGGGTTTGATTGACCAAGCACCTTGTAAGTTGTAGCCATTCTTTTTCTTTCTCCTTAGTTAGTTTCTTGGTTACCCACCCATTAGCAACAGACCAGAGACGGTACCGCCAGTACCGCTATCTAGCCCTGCTTCAAAGGCGTTGAGATCATCTGAGGTAAGTACGTGTTTGACAGTTGCACCAGCGCTATGTGAAATCTGGCTTGTTCCTGCTCTGCCACGAACGATAGTAAATGTGTCGCTGGAGACTGCTGTGATAAAAACAATCTCTTCGCTTGTTGTATCTGGGTCTAGCGCTACAGTGAACTGGTCTACGTTGCCTGCTGCTAGTGTGACTCCACCGAGCAAGGCTGAGCCAGTACCAGAGGCAACGGTCATAGAAGTTACGCTGGAGTTGATTCCAGATGCCAGCGTTGTCTCAACGCTAGTCGAACTGAACTTTCTGGTCATTGGCCTTCCTTATTTGGTGTAGTGTAGACGGATAGGGAATTTGTCTGATAGTTTCAACGCTTCCTCCTGTAGTCGCTGTTGGAACAGAGCAAAGACATAACGAGAAGCAGAAGCGCCAGAGTTGTATGGATTCTTGCTGTCATTAAGATCAGCCTCTGCGCTTGATAGATTGATACGACCAGCATCTAAGAATGTGAGAAGTTTGTAGCAGGCACCAAGGACTGTTACATCATAGGTACTTGCTGGAAGACCTGTGACATCTTCATAATCGTCAGTATTAGAATCAAGTGTATTTGGTTCTGTGGTATACCAAACCTGAACTGTTCGTCCTGGTTGGATATTTTCATAAATGTTAATTGTGTTATTGGTGTTAAAGGTTGCAGAGTTAGCCATTGGGTCTGCTCTCCAGCGGTTAACTGGTAGCCATTCCTCAGATGATCCTGTGGTCTGCCACGAGACATACAAGATGCTCTCTAGGTCATCAGGCAGAGCGTAGGTAACTTGAGATGCGTTGAAGGTAAAGGTAGTTGAACTTACTGACCAGAGTTTAGGAAAGTAACTGTTAATCGTATCGTTGATAGCCTTCTTGATGGCATTACGTGGGAAAGTAGGAGCCAAAGTAACTTGAGCATATTGTGCGTGAGGTGCTGCAGTAGTTCCCTGATAGCCACGACCAAAGCCTGGGGCTACAGTCATAGTGTTGGTTGCTTTATCGAATCTATCTACCCAGATAAGTTCATCATCAATTTCAATGATACCTTTAGCAAGGTTGTCAGCAGAGCCGACAGTGATAGCGCTAGATGTGGTTGTTAGTCCACCAGCGTTTGTTACATAGGTAATGCGGTCTTGACGTAGGGTATAACCAATAAGGTTAGACTTTACATCATCCACCATCTCGCTTAGCGTCGGCATTGTTTCCTTCCGTGTACCAGCCATCTCCCCACAGAGTCTCTAATCTGCGGAAGTATTTCTCGTATTGCTTCGCAATAACATCTACGGAGTAGAGCGATATTGCTCTCTGCCGTATTGCATTGCGATCTAAGTTCTTGACATTCTGTGTTGC